CAGTTCTCTATCCACCTACCATTTTTATACCCAGAATAGAATAAATCCTCACTAAGCTGAAAATTACACACAGTACACCAATAACTCATACTTGAATCATCGTCGTTGCCGTATAGCTTCCACTCCCCCCGCACCACCGGTACAGCGTCTATTGTCGGTTGCTCGTTTATCAGCATATAAATCCAATCAAGGGCAAGCATAACCGTTGGGTCTTTCTTCCATTCTTGCGCTCGCAATTTGGATTTCAGAGCATCAGCGTCAATCAGCCTCATTTATCAACCCTCACAATTCCATAATTGTTTTGCAATTTTCGCAAACCATAAATTTTGCTTGCCTGACTTATCTGTTCTGATTGTCAGCCGCTTCATTTCCTTTTCCTCCCTTTCTCTTTCGTCCTGTACTTCCTTTTCTCAATGCTCCACATTAGGCGCAGCCTTAATTTGCGCATGAATTGTTTCACCCGCCCACCTCCCTAATCGGTATGCCGTTCGCCTTTGCGTACTCATATTCCATTCTGCACCCTCTGGACTGCTCCCAGCCTTCGCAAAGCCATAATTCATCAGCTCGTTTCAAAAACTCGAAACAGTGTCGCATGCCTTGTTCGTATGATACATCGTGGTAATAAAATCCGGTCGCGTGGAGTGGACTATAAAACACATAGTCGGGATATTTTGGCAACAGCCGCTTGATAATTTTCTCAACCTTGCGGACGTTGCTTCGCTTGCCTAAAAACGGGTGTGCAACATACGCAATCTTCACTATACCCCTCCGGTTCATCTAACCTTGCTTTTAACCTTTCCTTTTCTGCTTCGGCGTTTTTTGCGCGTTCAGCCTTATATTCTGCTGTTATTTCGGCTATCTTCGCCCGCAACTCTTTAAGGTATTTCTGCGCTTCCTTTTCGGCTTCTTCCCTTGTCTTGCCGTAAGATGAAAATTCAAGCGGTATATCGGGATAGTCCGCGTATGGTTCGCAAATATTTCCCAAAATAAAACACCATCTGTTTTTAATTAAATCCACCGTGTTTGTATGCCGGAATAACCGTATCGAGCTTGTTCTGATGGGTTTTTCATACTCAATGACATCTACGGATAAGCCTATGTACGAATTGTAGCCTCCATCGTCTAATTCAATTCGTACGCGGTATTCCTCGTCTTTCAAAATTTCATCCGCTATTTCAACTAAAAAATCTCTAATTTTCATCGTGCTCCTCCCTATGAAAGTAATGTGCTTGCGTCTAATGCCCGTTAGAGCGCGTCTAATGCCCGTCAGGGCGTTTTTATGCCCTTTCTAATATAAAACTATGCCTACAACCTAAACCGCCTTAAATCGGCTTATTTTGCCTTTAAATCGGATAGCACGACAATCACCTTTGGAATATCGCCGTAAACTTTTTCTACCGTAAGCAGGACAATCTGCGTGTCGTCTATGTAGGCTATGCCGTTAAGGGCATCACAGATAACTTTTGCTATATTATCGCCGTCAGGTTTCACGGTCGGTCTGATTTCATTACGCTCTGCAGCTAACCGCTTGCCTTTTGTGAATGATTTAGGTATCCCAAATATTGCCGTGATGTGCATTTTCAGCGGTTGTTTCAGTTCGCTGTTCGGTATCGTGCTGAACCGGTGTAACCCGCATTGTCGCTGATATTCCGTTTTGATAAGATTTTCATACAGAACGGTTTTCTCCGGCGTATATGCAAAACCTTTTCCTGTTCTTGCCCGTGCCTTGCCTTGCGGCTTTCCCATTACCTCGAATTTAAGTATCATATTCTCACTCCTCATCCGGCGGTAAGCATTTTATGTGATTGCAATATGTAAGTTCGCCGGATATTTTTTTGGCCGCTGCATAATATCCGCATTTATCGGGATGGTTTAGGCACTCGCCCCAAGTAGATGGACAGTCGCTTTTCTTCGGGCAAAAGTGGCAACATCTAACATCCCCATCCAGCCACTCTTGACAAAATAATTCGCACACGTTTTTGTATGTTTTTTCCATCTCTGCCTCCGATTAAATAAATCGTGGTTTATTATGTCTTTTTGTTTGAATCGTCCTTTAATCGCTCATTTTTTTGATAACGCGGGACAAACCCTTGCACCATGTCCTCGTATTCGTCCAAGTCGAATGACGTTTCCCTTCTGGGCGTGTTTAGTTTATCTTCCCACCGTGCCTGATTAAGCCATGTTGCGGGATGTGGAATAAACTGCCCGTCGTCCTTTTTCCATTGTGCGGATTTGCTTTGCTGTTCAATAGCCGTAAGCATTTTATTAAGCAGCGGCTCATCAACTTTTAGCTTGTTAAACGCCTTTTCTGCCGCCACTTTAGCAACTTTGCGCGGATATGCGCTCCAAAACACCTCAAACAGCTTTGGCGAGTTCGGATTCGGATTCGGATTCGGATTGGATTCGGATTGGATTGGATTGGATTCAGGCCGCAACTCGCGGCAACTTGCGGCAACTTGCGGCAACTTGTCATTTGGGGCAGGATATTTCTCTTTAACGTTTCGAATTCGCTGATGTTTCCCCCAAGTTACAAATTGCAGGTACGGTTTACCATCTACTTCGTATAGATAAACAATGCCTACCGTCGATAACTTATTTAGGGCATTTTCAATCTGCTTGTTCGTCACAGTTTTTAAGGGAAATAAACTGCCTTTAATGATTGCTGGCCGCGCGTCAAACCGCCCATAGTCATCGCAATTCACAATCAATCGGTAAAACAACACTTCCTCGAACCACGATAACGCATTAACAGAGTCGCTTCGGCATATTGATTCCTTAATTATCCTGTTTGGCACACGCTATCACCCCTTCAAAAAATCCCTTGCCGCTTTGAGCGAATAGAAAATGCTTTTCGCCCGACACTCCTCTTGTCTTATAAATCTTTCAACAAGCGGCTTTTCCGCTTGCGTGGGGCGGTAATATCCTGTGCCGTCTTGATTGTTCAGAATAGGTGTTTCCCGCCTTGCGTGGGCTATTGCTTGTCTAACAGCGCGGTCTGGAAAGCCTGTGAGTATCGTTAGCTGTTCTCGCGTAATTGCGTTTTCCTTGCCTTCCGGTATGTAGTCGATAATGCTTGCCGCCCGCATTGCTGTTACCTCCCTTCGCGCACTTTCGCCCTGTCTATGTGCGCGACTTTTGACGCTGTGTGTGAATTTCACTTTGTGTGTCATGGTTCTTTTACCTCCACACATTCCGGGCAATAATGCTTCCATTCTCCGTCAACCAATTTCTTTTTCCAGCCTTCTTCGTTCATAAAATCTATTACCTCCGCCCAGCTATCACATTCTTGCCCTGTTCCGCAGTTGTCGCAGATAGCCATGTAATTGTTTTTGTAAATTTTTTCAATCATCTCTATCCCCCTAGCTCAGCTTTCGCCCGCACATAGGGCAGAAGTTGATTTTATGATTATCGCAAAATCCGGGATAATCTTCGTCGAATATTTGTAGATATTCGCCGCTTATCCCTACAAAAATCCTTGTTTCATAATTCTGACAGATAGCCAAATATTTGGATGGGGTTTTACAGTATTTACATCCGCCCTCTCCACTTAATGCGGATTCCAGTTCTGCTCTATCTAACATATATCCCTCACTCCCCTTTCAACAGTTCATCAATGGCTTTGATTGTCTCAAGTATCTGTTTCCCTACAGTGGTACTTCCATCATCGTCCCATGCGTCTTGCAGCGTTTTTCTTGCTCGTTCCAACATCTCCCTGTATGCAAGGGCGGTTTGGGCGGCTTCCGAAATACAACCATCAAAGTAACCATTATACAGCGTTCGCACACAATCCATTTCACATTTCGTGCAAAGCCCGTTTTGCGGACATTTCGCCGCATCTTCCAACTGCCTTTTCGTCAACATTCCAACCCCTCACTCTCCTCCGGCTTCAGCGGGCAGTCATCTCTTCTTTTTTCGTAAGGCGGGTTAGGACAATCTCCACCGATTGCACCACACCATCTATAGGTTTCTGTCCTATCTTGTATACATGGACATTGCCAGCAACTCTCCGGCATCTCTAGCTCCAATATCGCTTTACCCATCGTGTTCAATCTCCTTATACTCCTGTTCTCCAAACGGGCAATCCGTTGTATATGGGCCATTGTAATATTTGCATTGCCAAGTAGCTGGAAACATTGCAATGCATTTGAAATTTTCGTACATATAACGGCATGTGTTATACATATAACGGCCTTGTAGTGTATTGTCAACATTCCAATTTCGACACGTCAAACAGCATTTTGTTTCCTTGAAGTCATCAATAGTGTATCTTTCTTCCATACTCATCCCTCCTCACCCTCGCTTTCTTCCGGCTCTAGCGTCTTCATCTTCATTAGTTCCTTATGCCCGCAGTAGATGCACTTCTCAGACGTAGAACATGCTGTGTATTGATTTCCCCCGCAAGCGGGGCATTTAAAACGGTTCATGGTTGACCTCCTTTGAGTAGTTCAAATATCGTTTGTTGCATCAAATATGGTTCAATCCTCTTTTCCGCCATCTTGCAATATTCCGGGTTCAATTCAAATCCTATAAAATTACGTTGATACATAGCTGCCACCATACCTGTCGTGCCGCTGCCCATGAATGGGTCTAATACTACTCCCCCCGCCGGACAACCGGCTAATATGCAAGGTTTTATTAAGTCTGGCGGGAATGTTGCAAAGTGTGCTTCCTTGAATGGCTTTGTAGTAACCGTCCATACTGAACGTTTATTTCGTTTGCCTGCAGAATAATAATCTCTTACTCCCTCCGACCACCTGCCGCCAACATAAGAATTGTTATATCCTTCCGCCGCTTTATTTCTTGGTTTTTCTTTCTTACTTTGATACGGCTCTCTTATCGCTTCGTTGTCGTAATAGTATTGTGCTGACTTCGTTAACAAGAATATGTATTCGTGTGACTTTGTGCATCTGTCTTTAACACTTTCCGGCATAGGATTTGGTTTGTGCCATATAATGTCTTGTCTCAGATACCAACCATCAGCACGAAGAGCAAATGCTACCATCCACGGGATACCAACTAAATCCTTTGACTTCAAACCCTTGATCTTATTATTTAGTGCTACCTTCTGCCCGTTTCTGCCATCTAAATATTTAGGGTCTTTGTACTCGCCCTTATTGCCTGTTCCACAATAACAATCGCCTAAGTTCAGCCAAAGTGTACCATCATCACGCAACACCCTTTTAACTTCTCTAAATATCTCAACCATTTTCGAAACGTATTCTTCGGGCGTGGATTCAAGTCCGAGTTGACCTTCAACACCATAATCACGCAATCCCCAATATGGTGGTGAAGTCACACAGCAATTTATCGAATTGTCAGGTAACTGCTTTAAGCCTTTCAGGCAGTCCGTGTTATAGATTTTGTTTAATTCAAGCATCTCATGGTTGACCTCCTTAATATAATGTCATTTGTGCTTTAACAGCCTCAAGGCGTTCTGTTGCCGCTTTCCAGTAGTCCTCGTCAATCTCAAATCCTATGTAGTCAAATCCTAAATTGTGGCAAGCGATAAGGCTTGACGCGCTCCCGACATGGGTATCGAGGATTTTATCGCCGGGTTTGGCGTAGTTTCGGAGCAACCATTCATATAGGGCAACTGGTTTTTGTGTGGGGTGGATTTTTCCGCACTCTTCCTTTCTATCCGACATAACTTTGTGAATAGAATATCTGAATACTTTTGCTGGTATCTTGCAATTAGTCCACGCATATTCAGCTGATGCGAAGTTATCCACCGTCTGTTGCTTGTCCCATACGATAAAATATTCAGTTTCGGGCAGTGTAAAATTGTTTGCCCCCCATATAATTTGTTTTTGGCTTACACGAAACAGTTCATCGAAATATTCTTTTGACGGTTTTTCATCCCACAGCAAGCCGTTTTCTGCTTTCTTGGAATTGTCAATCCTCAAGCTGCCACGCTTGTGTCGCTCTAACCCATACGGTGGGTCAACTATGGCTAACTCAAAGTATTTATCCGGGAATTGCTTCATACCTTCCATACAGTCCATGTTGTAAAATTTGTTTAATTCAAGCATTTCCTCTCCGCCTCTCCTATCCCAGCCTCCCCAGCGGCCCCGGCTGGCGCAAGCCGCTGGACCAGGCTGTTTTAAAAATCACATATATAATCATCAT